ATGACTTCGGAATCCTCACAGACCTTGATAATTTATACAACGCCCACAGGAGCTGCCGCCTTGGAAAGCGGTGGAAAGACTCCGTGGCGATTTACGACATCCGCTCCCTTGAATGCACCATGACCCTCAGCACCATGCTGGAGACCGGGCGATACAAAATCAGCCCGTACCATTGCTTCACGGTCAACGAAAGAGGGAAAGAGAGACAGATAAAAAGCACCAAGTACAAAGACCGAGTCGTCCAGAAAGTCCTCGTGGATGACGTTCTCTACCCAAGGGTAGTGCCGTCCTTCATTTACGACAACGGCGCAAGCCAAAAGGAAAAAGGTACAGACTTCGCACTCGACAGGCTGAGAGAACAGCTGCAGGAATACGTCAACAAATTCGGACCCGATGGGTACGCACTCATCGGAGACATGGAACATTACTTCGACTCCCTGCAGCACGACATGCTGAATGAGGCGTATGCGAAGGACTTCAAAGACGAACGGATCATGGAGCTGATCCGGCACATTCACGCCAGCATACCAGGTGGAGTAGGAGTGCCGCTCGGAAACCAGCTCTCGCAGATTGACGCACTGATGGCAGCCAGCCCGATAGACCACATGGTCAAGGAAGAACTGCGCATCAGATTTTATGGGAGATACATGGATGATTTCTACCTCATACACCAAGACAAGGCATACTTGAAGGAATGCCAGCAAAGGATAGCAACCAAGGCGGAAAGCCTCGGATTAAAACTCCATGATAAAAAGACCCAGATCGTGTCGCTCCGCCACGGCTTCAATTTCCTCGGTTTCCATTTTTACGTTACGGAAACTGGGAAAGTTGTACAGAGACTCCGAACCAAGAGCAAAGTCCACATGAAGCAGAAACTCCGAAAACTGAAAAAGAAGCTGGACGCAGGCGAAGTGACGATGGAGAGTATCAACCAGACCTACGATGCGTGGAGAGCACACGCACAGCGAGGCGATACATACTACCTGATCAGGAACATGGATAGCTATTTTACAAAACTCTTCGGTCGAAAGCCGAACCAATTACAGAAAAAGAAACGGAGGAAACAGAATGGCAAAAAAACTTAGTGAGCTGCCAGTAGGGACGCTGGTCAAGGATTCAGGAACTTCATACCTTGGCACGACGCTCATCTGGAAGATCATGGAACACGGACACGCTGGAGACCCGACAGACTCCACAGCACTCGTCTCTGAAAAAATCATTTGCTTAAAAGCCTTTGATGCAAAAGAGCCGAGCAACAGCGACAGCAACAGGCAGTCGTATGGTAACAACCACTACGCCTACTCCAACCTGAGACAATGGCTCAATTCGGATAAGGCGGCAAGCAACTGGTACACAGCGCAGCACTCGGCGGACATGCCGCCACAGGCTACCTACTTATGGGACGATAGCTCGTATAGGAAATCAGGAAAGACCTGCTCCTCCAAGCCATACGACACGGAGGCTGGATTCCTCACGAATTTCTCGGACAACTTAAAAGCCGCCCTGCTTTCAGTAGCCAGAACCACCGTGAAACATTCAGCGGACGGCGGCGGAACCGAACAGGTCACGGATAAAATCTTTCTTTTGTCAAACACCGAGGTCGGACTGACAAACGAAGGAAGTGCCGAGGGTTCAATTTATGCGTTATTCAACACCGCAAGCGAAAGACAGGTCAAGCCCACATCGCAGGCGGTAGATGATGCGTGGTGCACGAATAGCGGCTTCAATGCAACGTCGAACTGGTACTGGTGGCTGAGAACGCCGTACGCCAGCTCCTCGTACGGTGCTCGCCGTGTCTACACGGACGGCTCACTCAACAGCGACGGCGCATACTTTGGCCGCGGTGGAGTGCGTCCCGCTTACGTCGTATCATCATCCATCCTAGTAGCCGACACTCCTGACACAGATGGGGCTTACACAATCGTCTGGAACGCTCCGCCGACCATCACCACAAGCAGCGACGACCTGGGCGACAGAAATGCACATTTTGATTTCACGTTTTCATTCAGCGACGCAGACGGCGACAGCATCTCCGCAAAGGTAGTGCTGGACAGCGAGAGCGAACCGCTGCAGGAAATCGCAAGTGCAGTGCAGGGCAGAGAATACACCCAGACCATCTCGAACCAGAAGCTGACCTCACTGGAGAATGGCAGCCACACCATCACCATCACGGCAACTGACAGCTACGGCAACACCAGCACGAAGACGGTCGTCTTCAAAAAGGTTTCGACAACCGTGACAATCAGCGGCAGTGACGCAGACCTCGGTACAGTTTGGACCCCGATCGATTACAAGTACACCTTCGCAGACACCGACGGCGGAACAATCACCCTGAAGGAATACATCGACGACGAGCTGATCCGCTCCGTCGCAGACGCACCGCAGAATGTGGAAACGACCTTCGACCTTTCCGGCTGGGACAGCATCGAGATAGAGAAATCGCACACCCTCAAGATTTTATGCACCGCAAGCGGCGGCGGAGAGGCAGAGCGAATCATCACATTCACGAAGCTGGCGGAGGGTCTGTCCTTTGAGACCAGACCGATGGAGACCGACGCTCCGGCGGAGGAAATCCTCGTGAAGCTCAACTACGACAAGACCGGGAATCCGACCGTAAAGGTAGAGGTTACCAACGCAACCTACAACCAGTCCAGCATGGCAGGAGGCGTGGATGATGGCGAAGAGGAATCCGACGCAGGAATCCCCTGGGAGGATGCAACCGAGGAAGTCCTCGCAGGCAAGAGCCACACCTTCGCAAATACCACCTTCGACAATGACCGATACGGCGTAGCCGTGAAAGTCACCATCACGAAGAATGAGAAGACCGAGAGGGTCTACGTGACCGGGCTGGGCGTGGCGTTCAATTAAGGAGGTGCAAGCATGGATACCGTAAAAAAGAAGAGCCTCTCCGAAAAGAGGGCGGAGCAGGAACGGCTCCCGGAAGTGGAGCAGTCGCTGACAGAGCTGGAAATTCGGGACATTGAGAAAGACCAACAGCTCACAGATTTGGAAATCGCAGTCCTTGAACTGCAGGAGAAAGGAGAATAGCCATGGCAGCTAAGAAAACCACCGAGGAACACTCCTCAAGATTTTACACCCTGAAAGCCAGATACGAGAGAGGCGGATGCACGAAAGCGCAGCTGAAGAGATTCGTGGAGCTGGGCGCACTCAGGGCAGATGAGTACGAGGAAATCACAGGAGAGGCGTATGATGAGTGATGCAATCCGGGAGATCAAGCTGGAGCTTTTCACGAAACAAAGTGAAATCATCCAGCTGCAGTCCGAAGCGATTGATGACCTTTTCAGGGTTCTCGTTCAGCACTTGGAGGCGGAGGAATTAGACCGCCTCCCTGCGCTGGAGAAAATGAACAGGGCTGCGATGATCCGAAGGGAAATGGAATTATGACGAAAGGAGAGGCTCGAAGAATGGAAGACATGATATCCCGAAAAGAGCATGAAGAGTTCGCTCGGAGGATTGACGAAGAGAACAGCCGCCAGAACCACCGCATTGAAGAACTCGAAGAAAGCGTTCGTCAAATCTCGGAACTGACAGCGACCATCCGGGAACTGGCAGTAAACATGAAGAACATGATGGAAGAACAGACAAGGCAGGGCAAGAGGCTGGAAGTCATCGAAAGCCGGGACGGAGAGAAGTGGCGCACGGTCGTGAGCTACGCCATCACGGCGGTGGTCGGTGCAGCGGTCGCTTACTTCCTCGCAAGATTCGGAATGTGAGGCGAACCACCATGAAGAAACCAAGGCAGGGGCTTATAAAAAGGGCAAAGGAATGGCTCAAAAGAATCGGGACGCTGAACCTCATCCTGATTTTAGTCGGGGCATTTTTCCTCTGGTTCAACTGGCAGATGCTCTCCATTTTCAGGGAGCAGGGAGCAATCCCGGAAACATACGCCTGCGCCGTCATTACGGCAACGATAGGCGAATGCGGAATCTGCGGATGGATTCGGACGACCAAGGATAAGCACCGAAACAAAGACACCGAGGGGGACGACCCCTCCGATGAAGACAAGGAGGCAGAAGGATGAACCAGGTATTATTTGAGATTTTGAAAGCGGTCATCATCGTGGCAATCATCGCCACCGTCCGCTACATCGTGCCGTGGATCAAGAGCAACACCAAGCTGGCAGACAACAAACTGCTGGCTGAGATTGCGGCATCCGCAGTCCAGTACGCAGAGCAGACCATCGAGGGAGGCTCGGCGAAGAAGACGGCGGTCATGGAACTTTTGGCAGACGAACTGGCAGATTACAACATCGCCATCACCAACGACCAGCTGGATGCGCTGGTGGAGTCAGCCGTCTACGCATTGAAACAGGCAAAAGCAGAAAAGGAGTGATCGATTATGGCAGTAACGATATGCCACGCAAGCATTGACGAAAGAAACAAAATTACTGGAGGCGCAGCTGGGGACCAGACCGGGAAAGAGGTCTGCACCAGAGCATGGTACGCAAAAGGGTGGAACGTGATGCTCCGCTGCAAAGATAAGTCCATCGCCAAAAAGGCGGCGGCAATCGCAAAGAAGCTGGCGGACAGCAACCTCGTGGGTTACGACCAGAGCCAGCGCAACACCTTATACCAGGCACTCAAATCGTGCAACTGGGACGTGGACAAGTACATAGCTTCAGGAAAGAAGACCGAGACCGACTGCTCCGGCTTCATTTATGCCGTTTTCTGCTGCCTTATCGCAGCACTTCGGGCAGACGGAAACGCTCCGACAACCTCGACCATGAGGGCGAAGTTTAAGGCGAACGGCTTCACGGTCTACACCGAAAGCAAGTACCTCACCACGGACAGCAACCTGATCACCGGGGACATCCTCGTGAAAGAGGGTAGCCACACGGCGATGGCAATCACGGATGGAGCGAATGCGTCCAGCACGACAGCGACCACAACCGCAAACACCAGCACCAGCGGAACACTTAACAAGACGGAAAAGTGGAAGGGCAAGGTCACAGCCACCTCCCTGAGCGTCCGCAGCTGGGCAGGCACAGAGAATAAGAGCCTGCGCACATTGAAGCAGGGGACAAAGGTGTCCGTCTGCGACAGCACCAAGGCGAAAGACGGAACGGAATGGTACTACATCTGCGAGGGTGGAAAGTACGGATTCTGCTCGGCGAAACACATCGCCAAGGCGTAACACATGCGTCCGGCTGCCACATTCGAGCCATGCCGGGTGGGGCGGTTGAACATAAAAAGGGACGGCAGAGGGGGAAACCCAGAGCCGTCCTTTATTTTTTATTCCCACGAGAAGGAAATGAAGATTTCAAAGAAATCCTGCGCCGACAATTCGTAACGCTTGGCAATCTCCACGAGCTGGGGCAGGGTAAAGCACCGCTCCCCGTTCCCATTCAGAACCTGCGAAACATTCTGCCGGGAGACACCCAGGGCGTCAGCCAGAGACTGGATTGAATCGCCGTGGTCGGACATTACGCTGCGAAAACGCAGCACATCAAAAGTCAAAACCAATCACCTCCTTCATCGAAAACTTCCACCAAAGAACAATCTGCCATGTCGCCGATCGGTTACGTCAATCGAGAGACCGCCCGGCGTTTCGGGTACACCGACAAGACCCCGTGCTTGGCTACACATCACCTGAACCTTTCTCCGCAGAGCGGAAACCAAAACAATAAGCTGCGACAGGCAATCGGTCGAGACCAATAGCTCCTCCTGCCTTTAAGGTTTTCACATTAAAAACCAGCAAAACTTGTCAGACATCACTCAGACATGGCATCGTCCTCGCTCCCCTCACACTTTCCGCCTCCCGGACTTGGGACCGGGCATCGGTGGGTTAGAGCCGGAGCGGAATCACTCCGCTCCCAGGAAATCCAGTTCGTAGGATTCGACCTCGCCCTGGGAAAGCTCCCGATCATACACCAGCAAATCGTGATAGCGACCGCTGGCATCGTCCAGCCTTTCCACAAATCCCTTCATCGGCTGGCAACCGATGGAGAAGCCCCGAAGCCTCATGCCATACTTGAATTTTTTCATAATCCACACCTCCGATTTTTCAGAAAAGATTTATCCACAATTTACACCGGGCAATCAACCCTCCTCACGGTAGACCTCCTCGAAGTCCTCGACCGTGATGGTTCGCTCCGTCCCACCGAGAACCAGCCGCAGCTCCACATAATCGCCATCATCATCAACCGAAACAGTGATGGCTTCACGATTGGAGCTGAGAACCTCGAAGCCCTGCTCCCGGAGTTCCTGAACCAACTCGTCCAGGAACGCCCACCATTCATCCATGAAATTGTAGATCAAACGCTGTTCGTAAGTACCCTTCATTTTCAACACCTCCTAAAATTCAAATTCAATCGTGAGCATCTGCCGACCGAGGAAGAAGTCGTTCTGGATCAATGGGTCTTCCCGGTAGGTTTCCCTCGCTTCGTCGAGGTAGCGGTTCAGGCGTTCCTTTCCAACAAGCTCCTCGATTGATTTTTTTGTCGCTTTCTTTCCATCAAGATAAAATTTCGTTTTCATACCAGCACCTCCGTTTTTTGCTTTCCTTTAGGTTGATTACATATTAACTCTGGCAAGGGGTAAAAGCAAGTTAAACTTGCGGAGTAATATGCACAAAGATGACGGCGGTTATTTGTTCACTTTTTTATAACGAGGGGCGACCGCATCATTGTCGGGGAGTGCCGCGGCGCGGAAGCTTTTGATATGTTACAGGCATTCAATACCGGACATGACGG